TTGCAAGTTTCGCGACTGACCGAGCGAGACAGCTACCTTAGTACATTCGTGAAAGCGGAGAAGCTCGATCTAACCGCCAAGCCGGACCCCGCCCCTAGGGTTATTCAGCCGCGAGCCCCTAGGTTCAACGTAGCGTTAGGTAAGTATATATCCCATCAGGAGAAAAGACTATTTAAATGGATAGATAAAATATTCGGTAAACCCACTGTTATGAAGGGTAGGAATTGCTTAGACACCGGGGAGATCTTCAAAACCCAATGGGATTTGTTCAACGATCCGGTGGCAGTGGGGATGGATGCTAGTAGGTTCGACCAGCATGTTAGTGATTTGGCCCTTAAGTGGGAACATAGCCAGTGGCTTAAGTTCATTCCCAAGGCCCACAGGAAGGCTCTTAAACGGTTACTAGCTATGCAAATCACTAATAAGGGGGTTGCTAGGACACAGGGGGGTAGTATTAGGTATACATGTGTTGGGAGACGCATGTCAGGTGATATGAACACTAGTAGTGGGAATATTATCCTCATGTGTGCGATGATTTATGCGTTCCTAGTGGAACAGGGTCTGACAACCAAGTCCTTTTGGGTAGCTAACAATGGGGATGACAGCGTGGTGGTGGTGGAACGTAAGAACCTACACATCATGGATGCATTACCCGGTTGGTTCCTTGACATGGGCTTCACCATGAAGGTGGAAGAACCTGTATACTTCTTGGAGGCCATCGAATTCTGCCAGACTCACCCGTGTTACACCGATAGGGGATGGACCATGGTTAGGGATCCAATTAGGGCTATGGCCAAAGACCTCACGGCTAATTGTGACATCACCCATGCAACGCATAGGGCAACATGGTTGCATGCTGTGCGTGAAGGGGGACTAGCATTAACGGACGGGGTACCTGTATGGCCTAGGTTTTACGAATGTTTTGTAGGTCAGGCATCTAGTAAGAGAAACAATGTAGATGACCATATGGATAACACTGGGTTCAAAAGGTTGAGTGCGGGGTTGTCCTACAAGGCCGTTCCCATCTCCGATGAAGCCCGGTGCTCCTTTTATTTTGCTTTTGGGATTACACCAGATGAACAGTTAGCTCTAGAGGCCGAGTTTGCTAGGCATAGTTTCCATGTTAGTGATAAGCCAGAGGGAATTTGGAGTCACACAGCGGAACCGCAGCTACCTGGGGGCCTCTAATGAATTATCCAAATCATTAGTCCAGGCAGCTCACACGTATAGATAGGAACCATATATCAGTTGGACGATTCCGAATAACCGCATCAGCAACGAACGCTTTTCGGTTTCCTACATTGGAAACCGAGATTCGTCTGCGCTGCCGACGATTACTCGAAAATTTCCAACTGATATAATTTTCATAAAATTAAAAATTAGTTATGTCACCTAACAAGATGCAGATGGTATTGGCGCCAGAGATGGCAATAGTACCTAAGAAGAAGAAGAACAAGGGGATGTTGCGTAGGGTAGCTAACACCAACAACCTGTTGACCTATACTGATACCCCTGCCGCAAGGCAGGTGGTGGTTAAGAATAGGCCACCAGTTGTTCGCACCGGCAATAATGCCACACGTATCACCGGTCACGAACAAATTGCAACGGTTAATGGGTCCATAGGGTTTACTAGCACTAAGTATCAGGTCAATCCGGGGTTAGCTTTCTACACATGGCTTAGTAGTAGGGCAGTAGGTTGGGAGAAATATAAACTTAGTAGATTCGAGGTTATGTATATCCCAGCAGAGGCCAACACCACGACACCTGGTAGTGTGTATTTAGTGGCGGACTACGACCCGACCGACCCACCCCCTTCCTCATTACAG